GAGGAGAGGCGAATAAATTTACCAGCGAAGACATGATAAAGGCCCGCTCGGACTTTGCGAATAAAATTGATCAATTCATGGATATCATTAAAAATCATTCCATCCCTCCCTTTATGCATGCTGGCGAACTATTCTATGAAAATAACACGGACTTTGAAGCGTTCCGTCGCCATTGGATGGAACCAGCCCCAGAAATAGCTGTGCCTACTGATAAAAAAGGGCACAAGCGCTCAGCAGAGGAAATCTTAGTAGAAGCATGTGTGTTGTCAAAGAGACAGAAGAAAAAAAGCGACGCAGAGTCCCCAGCCGCTGTCATAAATTATCGACCATGTGCTAGGATGGCAAGCTTTCGATTTTCAAACCAATCTTTGGATAACCTGTGCATCCATGAGAATATGTTCTACTGTTCAAAACATGGCAATGGCTACATAGCAATACCAAAAGTGTCATTATCAGGAGAGAGTCCAAGTTCATTGGTTGTGTATACTCCAAAATTGCATGTTCCTGGTGTTTTTGTTTTTAACCCCCCAAATCCGGCCACGATGCTTTTGTGTCTGTGCCCATTTAGGGAGAAATGGGAGAACGATGCAGAGATGGTTGCTTTTAAACTCTATATGGACAGTGTGCAGCGTCACATTGTAGAACTCTTGTATAAGAATGAACTTATCAAAGAAAGACCCGGAGCAACTTGTGAACAAGACATAAACGACGCATTTACGCCAATCATGGAAAGCCGACCTTACATAGAATATCCACTGGAAGGTGAATCGTTCGTAAAAACGTACCCTCCAGCTATGCAGGCATTTGTGCCAGATATTTACAATAAAAGACCGAATATGCCAGCTTCTCTCTTGATAATGGAAAAATATACAGGTCTGGTTGCGATTGATCGTGAAACATATAATACCACATATAAAACATCTGCAGAAGCTACCGTTATGCTCAATTGGATTTATATTAAAACTAAACACAAGAAAGTTGGCCTTCCTTACAAGACATTTAGCGAAAGATATTCAGTCTCTACTCATTGGAGCATCATAAACGCTGTATTTCATCAAAATACCCAAAAACTATTCTTGCCACTCCAGCCACCAACAATTGAACAGTGAGGCTCATTTATATTCCAAATATATCAACAATTTTACACAAAAGATGTTTTGTTATTTTAAATAATAATTTATTGCGTTTTGAGTTTTATGTAGAGTAAGCAAAAATCGGTGGGAGAGATTGCCACAGAACTTTGACTGGATATCTCAGCAAAATACTTGCGTATAAATTTTACATTTGATTTTAAGATGTCCTTTACCTTGGTGGGGCTCTTACAGAAGAGATGTAAATTGGTTGAGTTTCCCCGTCCCTTTTGGTGTCGAGGTTTCATTACTTCTGCTCTGATATCTAAAGGATTATCTATAAAATGCTGACACACTCTAGATTGACTGCCCCATCTCTTTACTATGAGGTTAGCACTAAGATCATCCAGCTTTAGTACTCTAAAGTCGTCTGTGTCGTGAATAATCACATTTTTATGTATTGTATTTGTCGGACCAAACACGAAAATGCTGACAGAAACAAATACAGAAGTGCCATCCGGTTTATCAAAGTAACAAAGGTCGTCAGGTACCCTGTCCACTTGAATCACGCCCCAACCCTCTGGTAAATACTTTTGTAAACGTCGTAGACCGGATGGCGACGAATTGGGTGCTAGCAGTATAAAAGCCATGATGTCGCAAAGCTCTGCTGAGCGCCTCACAAAGTGATGGATCAGCGTCCTACCCGTTATCTTGCTATTTCCATCTCTTGTCCGTGCGTATGGTGGGTTGCATATGATACCATTCACATGGCTAAAAACGGCTTGCTTGCCCAGAAAGTCTGCATTTTTCCACCCAAAACTGTCACATAACTCCTTGTCAATTTCAACTCCATGACAAATAACTGTCGGATTTATAGTTCTTACCGCATTAAGCAATGCTCCCTGTCCTGCACATGGATCCATTATGGAACATTTACTTGTGGGTTTGAGATGTTTTAGCAAAATAACAGCAGCACGGCGCGCCATTTCTGGTTGGGTGAAATATTGATCCATTATTGAAATTAGTTGGGATGAAAACCTTTTGGTAAGTTTATTTAATCATTTGATTTTTGTTAATACTACGAATCAATCAATTTTCCACATCTCTAATAAAAGAGTCTCGTTCAACCCTTTTCTGTCTTGCTACTTGTACAGCAACAACGAGTTTTTGAGTATCAGACCAATAAGATTTTTGGGTGTTTTCAAAAACTTGTTCTCGTTTATTTAAATTAATTTTGTATGTCCAAAGTCGAAGAGGAAGTGTGCCCCATCTGTCTTGACCCAGATAGGTCGATTAAATGGCGCACAACAGTATGTGGACATCATTTTCATGTACATTGTGCAGACAAGATATCAAAAAGTCACTACAAATGTCCAATGTGTCGAGCAAACTTGGCATTTGTGAGGACAGAAGAAGAGACAGTTTCATGTTTATTGGGTGATAATATACCACCAGATTCTTATTTTGATGATGGAGAAGACCATTCTATGATGCGCATCATGTCTGATTATTATAATGCATCGATGAATTTTGGCAGTATCGCAGGTATATCAACTCATTCTTTTGGACTTTACCCAGAAAACCATCAACCATCTGGGTCAGTAAATTTTTCATGCATAGATTCTAGCACGTTGAGATTAGGGTATACCAATATGATGCGCGAGCGTGCTGGTATGATGGGCTCGTTTTATACAAATTGATAACAATATTTAATAAATCTATTTTTAGAAATTGTCCAAAATTATCAACGGTCTAGTGTCCAAAAACTTGTTGTTGGTGGTGGTGGCAAGACAGAAAAAAAAGTTGGGATGAGAACCTTTTTTAGTGATTTCACAAAATCAATTGTTTTTGTTTAATAAATACAAAGTCAATTGTTTAATTTATAAAATCAATTGATTTTCCAAATCTCTAATAAAAGGTTCTCTTGGACCCTTTCAAAACTCACTCGCCACCACCACCAACAACGAGTTTTTGAGCATTAGACCGTTGATAATTTTGGCCCTTTCTAAAAATATAAAAATGTGATGCAAGTATAAAAAATGTTTGGCATGGAGAAGTATAGGGACGCGCTGGGCAAACCAGGCGTTGGAATGCACGCCCACGGACTGTTCGGATTTGCAGTCTTTGACTTGATGGCCGTCCTGTGCGTGTCGTACTTGATAGCACGCTATACGAATATAAATTTTTATATGTGCAGTGCCGTGATGATAGGTGTTGGCATAGCGGTCCACAGAATATTTGGGGTTCAGACAAAATTGAACAGCTTTATATTTGGCAGCAGACGATGATGTGTATGTGACGTCACGTACAATTGACAAAAAATATAAGTGAATGATGGATGCATCATGTATAACAATACAACAAGCCAGCACGATAATGGACACCATCGAAACTGCATGGACATTGAAATGTTTTGTCGTTACAAATCTCTGTTTGGATGACTTGATATCGTTCTCAAAAGCGCTGCCAAAATTATTTGACAAGTCGACATATGCAAAGAGAAAGAGCTTATTGCCCTCTGTGCCAACAACGACTCTTCAGGCTACAGAGACGTTGGAGTTTACATACGAACATTTGAAAGGAAAAATTACGCGATGCTGTGGACCGACTAAATCATACTGGAAGATGGACGGTATGCAAATTTTTGCTCCGCGTGCTGGATATTATTATTACATATACGTGGAGGGTCAAAATGAAAAAGTTACGCGCAAGTTTCACGAGGAAGTCAATGCACCATCTTGCATAAATAACTTGAGCAGCTTTACAGATGTGACGGGTTGTTACTACAAGGGGAGAATGGTTTCGATCACACACTTATCTTATGAATGAGTGACCAAACTTGCTTTAAAATGACAACAATTTGTTCACCAATGTGTCGTGTCAAATAAGCTAAGCATACATGAAATAGTTCACAATTTAAAGAGATTGTTTATTTCATTACTGATTGCTGGTCCTAAACTGGTCAGAAACGCTGCCAAACTGTTCGCCAGGGCCAGGGCACGACAGATTCCAACACGAAGGACTCCATGTGGCAGAATCCTCAAAACCATAGAGCTTAGCAAGGGGTCCCATGGTCTGAGCAAGAGAGCAACTCGACGGAGCGGATCCAAAAGTGGTCCTCCACCGGACCCACTCGTCTGGTGGCGCCAGCGTGAAGCTGCTGCTTGGCTTGGTGACATAATAATCCGTAGCAGCCTCCACATAAGACTTGATGTGGGGCATATCTGGAAAGACCGTGGACACGCGGCAGGCCGAAGACGGCTCTGAAATGAGACCGTCAGTCACTCTGCTCCCGATATTGCACATTTTTTCAGGATGGATTTCTTTTTGTTTTTGAATGGTGCTATGTTTATTTTTTGATGTGATGGCGGTAATAATTTTTTGGCAGAACGTCTCTCAACAATTTGCTCATGGTATCTTTTCTCTTTAGCTGAGCGACCAGAATCAGCGCGATAACCATTATTATCGCACAAGCCGACAACAGGACGATGGAAGTTCCCATATGTTACACTCCCTGTTATTTTTATGTAATGGATTATTGAATGCATATTTTTGCAAAAAAAGAAAGGGTCTCCGGCATATCCCAAAATCACACATGGAAGATGTGTCACGAGACTCTACGTCGCAATATTCTGGTGCTGGTGTGAATATGGACCCCGGTTCGTATAATGGAGACTACTCTCAATACGTCCAGATAAAAAGGGAACCAGGCGTAGATGATGACAAAATGGATCCCTCCATTTTTATAAAAGAGGCAAGACCTCCTACAAAAGAGGCAAGGCTCCCTACAAAAGAGGTAACACCTACTATAAAAGAGACAAAGCCCCATATAAAAGAAGAGGTGAGGTGCCACACTAAAGAAGAGACTTTAGATGGTATAAAAGAGGAAACTGATACTCTGGTAAAGGAAGAGACTTGTTGTCAGACAAAACAAGAAGAATACGCCACCATCCAAGATACCATCAACAGGGTAAAACAAGAGGTCACCATAAAATTGAAAACGATCAAATTGACTGTGGATCAGAGGGGTTTAAAACGAGTGGGAGACCCACTGCCGACAAGTGCGAAAAAGAGACCGAGGACAGAGGGAGATGTGCAAGAAAAGGGTGTAAAGAGAAGTGGAGGACCGCTGCAAGATATTGCTAAAAAGAGACCGAGGGTAGAAGATGAAGTGCAGCAAAGAGACGCGAAGAGAGAGAGGGCCCCTGCGGAAGAGGACAGGATGGCCGTACAATCCATAGACGATGAGATCTCTACTCTGGAAGTCGATATCAAGAACAATGCGATCGCGTACCAAGAATGTAGGAAGATCATGGGAATGGGTGTTGTCTCCATAAAGGCTTCAGAGCAGGTCGATAGGATGTCGGAACTCATGGCAAAACTCAAGAGCATGAAGATATCGAGGAGGGAAGCCATAAAGAAGAGGGACACCCACATTGCCTCTCTCTTCATGGGAGAAGAGAAGGCAATGGTGTTGGAAGAGGTGAGGGAGAAACGCGCCAAGCGTCGCAGGTTGTATCCCAGGGACAAGGAGGTGTTCACAGAGGATCAGGAGGCGGCCATCGCATTTGAGAAGAAGGTGTCGGATAAGCCAATAGTCAGATCGAACAGCGCGAACTGCCCTGGGAAATGTTTGAACATCGTGGACGACATAAGGGAATGCGTTCAGGTTTGCAAGGA